CGCCTTGTGGACGGCGTCGAAAGTCGGATCGGCACCCTTGGCCTGCGTCTGGATGCCGACCGTCGTGAGGATCCCGCGGAGGTTGGGCGCGGTGCCGTTGCCGAGCAGGACTTCGTAGTCCAGACGCTGACGGCAACCGAAGCGGAGCCGCAGATCGATGTAGGAGCGCACCTGCTGCTCGTCCTCGAGCTGCTCGTCCGTCACCGGCACGCTGTCGCCGATCTTCCGGACCGGGCTCGATCGCTCCGTGAGGTCGAACTCCGATTCGGCGTACGTCCCGGCCTCGGCCACTTCCGCCGCCGAGTGCGTCCGGGTCGTCTCCTCCATGTAGACCACCGAAGCCTGCCCCGTCTGACCCGGCGGGATCAGGTCCAGCACCTGGATCGGGCGCGTTACCGCCTCGACGACCTTGCCGGTCCGCGTGGCCTCCGGCGCCCACCCGTCGGTCGTCTGGAACAGTGTCTTCAGGGAGATGTCGTCGAAGCTCGCGCCGACCGCCACGCGCCGCTCCTCGCCCTTCCGGTCCCGCAGCGACTTGAACGCAATCGACTCGATGAACCGCTGGCCGAGCGACTTGGACCGGTCCCCGTCCTGACCGCCGGGCGCGGGGTGCGATCCCGGATCGATCGGCCTTTCCATTTCCGCGCGGACACGACGCACACTCTCGCCGATCTCGTCGAGTTCGAGGTTCTTGCACGTCTGTGTCAGCTCGCCCAGCTCCGTATTCAGCGCCCGGAGCCTTTCGACCTTGGCCTGCGTGTCGAGGCCATCGCCGAGCGCCTTCACGACCGTGAAGTCGTAGTCCTTCCCGGCTTCCGCCAGGACCTGCTCGATGAGCTTGTGCTTTTCTCCCAGCTTGCCGCGGGCTTCGAGGAGCTTCTGACTCGCCATGGTCGTGCCTCCGCATGAGGTGCGCCGGAGGCCGATGCGAGAACGGCCAGCCCGGCGCGTGGGTTGCGCCGACTGGCCGCGGGCTGGCTAGACTTCAGCCGTCAGGTGGGCCGTCACGTACTCAAATTGTCGTGCTTCAAGCTACGGCGCGGGTCCGGAGCATGTCAAGATCCCTGATGGCGACGAACACCGTGACCCGGCCGCACGCCTTGCAGAGCCGCAGGTCCCGTGGCGGTCGGATGGTGACTTCGTCCCCCTTGGCGACATGCTCCACACGGACCAGCGGCACGACGGACTCGCCGAGCCAGTAGTCGCAACTCCCGCACCGCAGCGTCATGCCTTGCTTTGCGCGATCTTCCATGCCTCGAACCTGCCAACCTCCCGGACAATGGCCTCCCGCTCCTCCGCCGCCTTCGTTTCGGCATCGGTCTTGTCCGCCTTCTCTTCCTTCGTCTCGAAATCGCCAGAAAGGATCAGTGTGCCGGTACGACCATCCTCAGAAACGGCCTTTACCGCGATCGTCCGCGTGTCCTGACTCGCGCCCAGCAGAACGGGAGAGACTTCGGTCACGGGCACCTTCCGGAACACCGCATGCACGCCTTCCGCCCGCTGCTCCTTGGACACACTACCAAGCTCGGCTTCAGGGACGCGGTACCCATAACTCCATTGCTGCAGTTCGCCCATCTCCTTCACCACCTCGAAGGTGTCTCGGCCATGGGCCGTGCCGAGGAAGAACTTGAGATCGGCGATTACTTCATCGCCTTCCTCCCGGATCACGCCCCGCCCAACGGGCATGTCCCCGCCCCTTTGCGGCCACGACTTGTGGTTGTAGGCGCTCACCCTGACCTTCTGTTCCCCGAAAGCACCGGGCAGAAACAAGTCGCCTTCCTTGTCCACGACCCCGATCCGAGCAACGACAGCCCGGACGAGACCCTGGCTCAGGTCCTTGATCTCCGCTTCGAGAAATGCCTTGTGCCGCGTTTCCATGGTCCTATCCCTTGCCGTTCAGTGAACGGAGCGCAACGGCGACCCGGTTGATGGTCTTCTCGGCCTGTCGCTCCGGCGACTCCGCGACCGGCGCCACCGCAGCCTCCTGGACCGGCGCCACTTCCATTTCCTCGATGCCGGGATCGCCGACCTTGACCGCCACGTATCCACTCGGACGGAGGTAGACCGCCTGGGACGGATCGATCTCGAGCCCGGCCAGTTTCTGCGCCTGGTCGAGGCGAAGGATGCCGGCCAGCGCATAGGTCTTGAGCCGGTTCGCCTTTTCCGTCTCCTCTTCCTGGAACGCCGAGACGAGCGACCGGTCAAACCGTGTACGGAACCGGCGAAGCTGCGCCGTGAACTCAGGCAGCAATTGGCCATCGATCTGGTCGGCAATGTCGTTCTGCATGGGGATTACGCAGTTATGCCACGCCGACTGGCGCAGCTCCCGCATGGTGGCGCCGACCTTGGTCTGTTGGAGCCCGGCACCGAACCCGACGACGGCAGCGGGAATCCCGAGCGCGGCGCAGACCCGCTCCTCCGTGATGTCGCGTAGATTCGCGAGCATCAATTGGTTCGGGTCAAAGCCGAACTGCTGAATATCGGTCGGCACGCCGAACGCAAACCACTCGCCCCGCTTGTCGCCGGTGAATGCGGAACTCATGTACTCCTTGAGCTTCGCTACGTCGTCCTTGCCTGGCAGTAGCTTCATGTCGCGCGGGCTGATGATCCCGCCCGGTACACCCATGTTCCGGAGGATCGTGGCCGCGAAATTGGCCGCTTCCTCATCCGTGAAGACCTCGCGCAGTAAGGTCCGCAGCGGGCTGAACCCCAGCCGCACGTTGTTGGGGTGCAGGCCAAACCGGAAATGCACGACGTCCCGGGTCGACAGGCGCATTTCCTGACCGCCAGGGAACGGCTGATACTGGTAGTAGCTGATGAACTCGGACCCGTCACCGGGGAAGATCGGCGAAACCAGGAAGTGCGGCATGTAGTGAAGGCCCACTACCTCGCCAAAAACGTTCCGGAGTTTCCGCCAGTATGCATTACCGTCCGTGCAAAACGAGATGAGCGTCGCCTTGAAAAGCGTATTTCCACTATAAAACGGGTTCGGGCTCCGGAGCAGCCAATGCAGGACATGATCCTCCGCCTCTTCCCAGGTCCCGGCGGTCTTGCGGTCGATGACGGGCCGGGCTTCCGTGAAGTTGCGCATGATCCACGCGACGGGGCTCATGATGACATTCGAGTCGAGCCCCTGCTTCACATCCTGCCGATACGGGTAGCGGGTCCGGGGAAGCGAACCCTCCAGGCCCATCCGCGCGTCGATGGGCGTGAACGTCAACGCCTTCAGCCCGTTGGAGAATGCAGACCGGAACCGCTGCCAGGCGCTCACTTCACGGCCGCCTTGATCGCGTCGCGATAAGCCGCGATCAGCCCCGAAAGTGGGGCCTGCAACCCACTTTTCCGAAGCTTCACCACAGCCGCCTGCGCCTTCTCCAGATTCGCGCCGCCGTGGGGTCGAAGCAAGTCCTCCAACGCTTCCGCGAGATGCGGGTCGAAGCGGAGGGTGTCAGGCAACTTCGAGGTTGCGGGCGTCATTCCAGGTCTCCAGTCGAAAAGAGCAGCCATGAACCAAGCTCGGTTTCCTGTACCGAGTCCGCGAGGCCCACTGCCATACAGAGCGCGACAATGCCGTCAATGCGGCCGGTGGACTTTCGCTTTTCCCACTTCTTGTTACCGGCCGGGTCCTCGGCGAGTACGGCGCTCGCGCTGTTCCAGGTGAGCACCGGATTCCGTTTTACGCGGATGGTCCGGTTGAGAATACGGGACTCCAATGAAGTCACCGAGCGCGGCATCCATACCGTAGTCGGATGCGCGCCACCACTGAAACCCTGCCCGTGCCTGACCAACATGACACCGGCTCCAGTCTGTTCCTCCGACTCGCGGATCCAGGCATCAATACCAGCCGCGTCCAAAGCGCGCAGGAAATCATCGATACGCCACTGGTCAAACGCGAGTGATCGCGCTTCGGCAAGCCACTCGCCAATGTCACGAACCACAAAGCCGTAATCGACGGAACGACCAGGGACCGCATTGAGATGACCGGCGCTGACCCATGCCGAGTACGGGGCCTGATCCTTTCGTTCGCGCTCTTCCAGTGTGTCCTCGGGCGTCCAGAACCGGAGTTCCGCCGAGAGACCACCCTCGACATCACGATAGACTCTGGCGGCGGCCGTCAGGTCACGACTCTGGGAAAGGTCCAACGCGAGAAACGACTCGGCGTCCGCCGCTTCCGGCAATTCATCGACTTCACACGCCCGCCACAAGTCACCATCGATCCACGGATTCGCTGCATCCACCCACTGGCAGAAGTTCAGCCGCCTGACGGTCGATTCCTTGGCCGGCATCTGTCGCGCCTGGCGGACCTGCGTCTTGAGGTAGGCGGGCTGGATCGTCACGCCGAGCAACGGGTTCACCTTGAGCCAGCACCGCGGGAACCCGAGATCAGGGTCGTCCTCCGCCCCGAACGGATCTTCGCCTTCATCCAGCGCGCAAATGTAGGAGAAGAACGCATCGTCCGCGATCTCGCCCGCGGCGATCTTGCGGCCGTATTCGTGGTACTGCCAGCCTACACTTGACCGATCGAAGCCGCTGTTGGTAATCGCGAAGATGAGCGGCTGCGCGCGCCACTTGATATTCGCGATCACGAACTCCAGCATCGCGGGAGTCGGGTGCTCGTGGAGTTCGTCGACGAGTCCACAATGCGGCCGGAAGCCGGACTTACCGCGACCGCTCGATTCGCTGGAGATAGGACGGAAAAAGGAGGCGGTCGCGAGATACGCCATGTTGAACTCGCGGCCCTCGCCACCGCTGAACGTGACGCGCGATAGCAACGCTGGTGACAGCCGGGCCATCGCAACTGCGTCGCGGAACAGGATGGTCGCCTGCTCTCTATTGGTGGCTATCGAGTAGACTTCGGCCCTCGCCTCCCCGTCCGCGGTCCCCATGTAATGCCCGATACCGCCAGCCATCGGGGTCTTGCCCGAGCCTTTTGCTTCCTCGATGTACGCGATGCGGAACCGGCGCGAACCGTCCTCTCGATACCAGCCGAAGATCGAGCCCGTAATGAAACACTGCGACGGCTCGAGATTGAATGGCTTGCCCTCGAACTTGCCGCCATTCAGACGAAGGACCGTCTTGAAATACCTGAAGAGGCGATCCGCCATGTCCGGTCGCCAGCAAAGGCCGCGAGCCGGACCGTCTGTGAGGTCCTTCAGATGGCGAGCACAGGCGGCCCGGACATGGGGACCCGCGACGATTCCGCCCGCGACAACATCGCGAGCGTACGCCGTCGTCGGATCAGCCGTCCCGGACGGGCTTCGGGCCCGTGAAGAACGCTTCGGCCGGATCTTCGTCGTCACCCTTCGCCCTTCCCATTTTGGTCGGACTGCTAGGATCCATCCCGAGCATGGTCGCGAGCAGTCGGAACTGCGTCATCTTCGCCGCCGTGAATGCACGTGGTCGGCGCTCCATTTCGGCAGCGAGCTGGCACCACAAGGCGAAAACGTGTGACCCCTCCCGACGCAACGTCCCCAGCAACTCGAGCGTCGGCCCGTACTCGTCCCACACACTGGCGGCCCGACCACGCAAAAAGGCGGGCCGCACCGCCGGGCCGGTGTCCGGGAGGTCTACAGGATCCGGCAGGGGACGCTTGCCAGGGTTCCCGGTGATCTCCCGCACCACCCGTGACTTCGCCCGGTTGTGCCCCCTCGCTACCATGCCAGCCCATCCGGCCGGTTCCCCGCAAAGCGCCAACTGCGGGGATGCGAAAGAAGGTGCTGGTACGGTC